CCTTTAGGCATATTACCAATACCAGTTATTTCTCCCACGTCAGTATAATCTTTCGCCGGATTTTTAGAACGAGCTAGTCCTTTCTGAATATTTTTTGATGACAAGTATTCATCTTGGCTTGGTCGATTTATAGGAGAATTTCCTTTAGATGGGTGCGCCTCAAATGGTTCATGGGTAGGCAATCTACGAAGAATAGTATTTTTAGTAGTTTTGGTATATCCGCTCGCGGTGCCTTTAACATCTGGTAAGGTCAATGGCTCCGGTATTTCTAAATCAATAGCTTTTGGAGATGGTGCAACAACTGTTGAATTATCATGAATAGTCTTGGCCGATCTAACATTATTACCGCCAGATGCTGATGTTATATCGCCACTAGCACCAAGTTGCAAATTGCCATCTGCACTAATTGATATATTATCGCCAGTTGATAGACTAAATCCTCCACCAAGTTCAAGGACGAAATCATCATTTCCGGCAATGCTAATTTGTCCTTGTGATTGAAATGTTATATTTCCCGCAGACCTAAAGTTTAAATGTCCTTCAGATTCTATGTTTAATGATGCTCCAGCATGTATATTAACCGAACCTTCTGATCTAACACTGATGCTACCTGCGCTATATACGTCAATTCCGGTATCTGATATTTCTAACCAAGAATTTCCTTTTTTTGAGTTTATATAAACAAAACCGGTAGTTTCATGGATAAGAACTTGTGCTCCGCCTTTTGTTCTAAGTCGGATGTATTCATTTTTAGGATCATCATCCGCATAAATTTGTTGGCCACTTGGCGTCAATAAACCATAGACGTGTGATACGGAGCCTCTTCTCGCAGATGCAGCGGATGGACCTCTTTCTGAATCTGGATAAAGTCCTTGGCTTTCTAATCCATCATCCAATGGGGTGAATACTGGTCTTTTGGGCTTATTTGGGTCTTCTTTACTCCATTTATTGTATTCTACAACCGGAGGATCACTACCTTCTCTTTTTTTATTGTCGGTAGGCTTTCCTACCGCAATTCCTGGGATCATGTGGTTCATGTTTTGTTGCCAAACACATGCAAACCAATACCCGTTGCCTATATCTCCATTAACAAAACAAACTAGAACATGATTTTCAAGATCAGGTGGTTGCATCCATAAGCCATACGACTGCTGACTATGGGCCATGTCCGTGCTATCTTCTTTAAGACGCGCAGGCGGTGTTACCCCAGCAAATGGGCTTGCATATCTGACTGTTACCCAATTTTGAGCATTGTTTTGATCTGGTCCAGAAATTTCTGGAATCCAAACACCAAGTCTTCCCATTTTTTGAGAATCATCATGCTTTTTTACGATGCCGATATAAATATTGCTATCTCTGACATGCCCCAACGTACTGTCGGTTCTGTATTGTCGAGAAGTCGAATTCATTTTTACCATAATTTATCCTCTATGCGCCGCACTTTATATTTTAAATGATTATAGTAATTTATTTTTTCTTTGTTGGTAGTCTAGCCAAATCAATTTTTATTGCTTCTAATGATTGCTTAAATTGCCCATCAGCAAAAGTATTTTTTACATTAATAACTCTATATACGCCGGTAAACATGTCATCTCGTCTAATTACAGGAACACCTGTATCCGGATCAATTTTTGATGGAAATCTGAAAATTAAGGTCATGGCGCTATCGCCAAAAGTAGAATCTGCCAAAGAAAAATCTGGAACTATTGAAACCTTTTCATCCTGATAATGAAATGCTGTTTTTTCTAAATTAGATCGCCCAATCCAATATGGATCACCGCGAATATCCAAGTTTATTTTATTTAAAGCACTAATCGTTGGAGTATGTATTTGATTTAATAATGCACCAACAAGGCTTGCTCCTCGGTGCCACGGACCAATTAATCCAGTACCGATTGCCTGCATTGATTCATTATTTTGTTGAGTATATGTAATTTTAAATGGATTACTATCGGGCATTAAATCCTCGGCAAAAACTAATGTTCGTGCTTGAGAATTTAATTGATCTTGAGTTCGTTTTTGTCTGGCTGCGCTGTTTTTTCTAACTTTTTGTAATTGTGGAGTTGCCAATAATTTAATGTTTTTTGCCAATTCTACCTGTTTTTTAGCATCACGTCTCTCCGCATCTGTATATCTTGTATCATTTTTAGGTGAATTTGCGATTGCTTCATATGTATCTAAAGTTTGCTGTGCATTATTTAATAATGCTTGCAGTTGCCTTATAGTAAGTTCCTTTTTTTTGCTTTTTAAATCGTTATAAGCCTGTTGTATTATATTCTCTGGTCTATCTTTTTTTGGATTAAACTTTTCACCAAGTGATACTGATCGAATATTGGCGTTATATCCTACAAACTTTGGCAAAATGGCGCTATATGAAAAATTATAATCCATATCGAACCTAATAACTTCGGTATTTTTTCCAGTAAATCTATGTTCATATTTCTTTTTAAGTAATTTGCTTTCTATCATATCACTTACCATATCAAATGATACTTTTGGATCATTAATAACATTCTGATCTTGTCCGGTCGATATATTTGTTGTAAAATTCCTATATCCGTAGATATGGTATGTTATTTCTTTATAATAATTTCCAGTAAATTCATCATATCCAGTCACAACAATTTCTGGTTCAATTATAGGAACAACTGGAACTCTATACTTTTTTCCATTATATGTTGCAACATCGCTACTTGCTGTATTTATGGCATTACCATTGGCATCGGTAGCATCGTCTAATACTCCTGGAGAATTTACATCTAGAATTAATTTTTGTGCTTCCTCACAGTGAGCATACAAATATGAAATAATATCTGCTATATGCACTCCTTTATTAATAGTTCCGGAGTTTTTTCCGGTGCCCTGTCCCTCCGAATTTTGTGATAATCCAAGACCATCAATAGGATCATCTTTGGACGGAACAACCTTAAAATTATTTGGATTAGCAACCACCCCCTTTAAATCTATAGGATGTATTTTAAAATTAAATTTATATATTTCATCAAGATAGCGGTCCTTCCATGCCTTAGTTATTTTTTCAGCTAAATCATCGCAAAACTCTTTAATAGTCTCTCCGCTAACATTTATATTATCTGGAACACATCCGCACTGGCCTTCATCGAATGCAGTCATGTTATATGGAATCATGCTTAAATTATATGTTGCGCCGCCCTCATCCATATGAACTTCCATGTTTGTGATGGAGACTTTATAAATCCATTTTCCTTTATTTTGGAGCTTCAATGTATCTAAGGCATTATGAATAATTTCCCCATTCTCGTCATATCCCATAAATGATAGTTCTAAAAAGTACCACATTTTTGAAAAGTTTTGTACGACTAGAGAAGAAGCAGCAGTAACCATACTTTCTAGTAAGCTTGAACCTAAAGGTTCAACTATTGTCATTCTTATATTTTTTATCTCACCAGCGTTTCTACTATCAAAGCTTGGTCCCATAATATTTTCAATTTCAACATCTTTAATATTGAACCCCGCAGTAACACCACTTTCGGCTATTACTATCTTTGGTATATTTTCTAAAAGAGTATGCAATTGATCCAAGCTTGGTTGTCTTCCTGCGGTAACCACCAAGTCTTCTTCCGAAGTAACGTAAAATTTAAAATGATAAGTATAATTATATAAATTACTTAAGACATTTGGCGCATATACCTTTTCATCATCGGTTTCAAGTAAACCCGCCAAATCACTTTGTGATATAGGTTCGCCTGAATTGGTCGGCCTAGCTTTGGCCGTTTCTATTGTCGGATTAATTCCAGCCGCAGTTTGGCTAGCATCATTTCCGCCTAATAATGTGTTAGTTTGAATGTTTGGTAACTGTTGTTGTAATACAGGAGAAGTATTATTTCCAGCGGTCTGATTATTTGGAATAAATCCATCTCCATATTCCGTAATATCTTGTATAGGAGATGGAGAAATGTTTGAAAATGGACCATTTCTAAAATTCCCAGAACCTCTATTAACCATAATTAATCTCCTAATATTTTCTTTAACGTATTCAATGATGGGGCAAATATATCTATTCCCGTTATCATATCCCACACGGGGTCCGTTAATAAATCTCTATTTCTAATAGTAAATATCCACCAATATGCAGGTGAACCATAAAGATCATAACTTAGAATATCTGGTCGATTTTCATATTTTTTTGTAATTTTAATAGATATGTCATCATTGGCGGCGGGTATATCCCTATGCACGTAGTTCCCGATATA